CTTACAAGCTGAAGACCTAAGTGAACACTGGCAAGACTGTGTAGAGTTTAATCGTAAGCTAGACGCTACAAGAAATCAAGGGCCTTTAGAAGAAGTAATATCAGAATTCAAACCTTATGTATAAAACTTTCTCTATAACAATATGCGAAAAAACTAATTCTGCTATTACTTATAATTTACATTTTGATGTTTATAACACTGCCGTTGCTCAAAAATGGGCTAGAGAAATTTCAAACAGTTATGAATTATACGAAACTGAAAGATTTAAGAGCTGGAAAATAAACAGCACAGAAGAAGGTAAGTTAGTAGATAACCTGAATCAAGAGATTGAAATTATAAACAATTTTTTTGAAGACGAAGTCGCTGAGAAAATAGAAATAGGAACTACTCAATCAACTCTAAACCATTTACATAAAATTTTCGAAACATTACGAGGCAATATCGAAAGCGGCACTGCTATCTTTAACTCTGCTCCTGCTACTGTTAAAGCCGCAGTAGAAAATCTTAATCTCTTAATACACAATTATGAAGATTATAATTCTAGCAAGCCTAGTATGTTAAATCCAAATCATCCATTTGCTAGCATAGTAGGAACATTCAAAGATCGACCTCGTTATAATTTGGAAGATTCTGATTATAATTATTTTACATTCGACTGGAAGTTTGGAGAAGTTTATATAAACTATTGTGAGGTAGGAAAACCAATTTTAGATGTCTTTAAAGACGACGACGATATCGTTGGTATAGATAATATTCGACCTCTACATTATTATTCTGCTGATTTTATGATTAAATTTGGGCCTGGGACTCCTCAATGGTATCATAAGCAAAGACAAGATAAACTATCCAGTTGGCTTTTGGACAAAGGATTTGATCCTAACGATAAAAAGTTGTCGCTAGGCATGATTCCAGTTGCTAAAATTAATTTAAAACAAAGTTATCTTGAGAATAGCCAGCCAGAAGAAATAGTTAAGAATCTATCTAAATTTAATAAAATTAAGAGCGTTTGCATCAAGTGATATTAAAAAAATAGTATGCATAAAATTACCAGTAGATGGCCACATCAAGACTCTGTAAAAATAGAATGGAATTTAGGCAAGAGATGTAATCTTGATTGTACGTATTGCCCTGCGGAGATACACGACAATCATTCTCCGCACACAGATATAAAAATTCTAAAATCCACAGTAGATAAACTGTCTCAAATCAACAAGCCTCTGAGAATAAGTTTCACCGGCGGTGAGCCCTGTGTTCATCCTAAAATATCAGAACTGTTTGATTACACAAGACAGCATGCTTCATGGATAAATGTAACTACAAACGGAACACGCAAGCCAGAATGGTATGCCAAGCAGACTTTAGATCATATTGTATTTTCTCTGCACTTTGAAACTGCCGACTGGCATAGATGTTTGCTAAACATTATAGATACACATGAATTAGTAGATATTCCAATACAGGTAAATGTCATGGCACATCACCGGCATATGGCAGATGTCAAGTTTGCCGCTATACTTCTACAAAATCACAAAATAAAGTATGTTATACGCCGCATTCGTTGGACAGAATCGCATGATTGGTTTGATGATATGCGCTACGACCAAAAAGATCTAGACTGGATCTTAAAAGACGAAGCAACTGCACTGCCAAACTGCGAAGTTGACGGAGAATATTATATACATGCTAATGATATCATTAAAAAGCATGACAATCAATTTCAAGGTTGGCAATGTAATATAGGACTGGAAAGTTTAATGATTAATTGGGACGGTGAAGTTCATAGAGCAACATGTAGAGTTGGGGGTAGTTTAGGAAATATCTATTACGAAAATTTTGATATTCCTACCGAACCGGTTACTTGTACTCGAAATTGGTGCACCTGTGCTGCTGATATTCCTATAACAAAATCACAAATCTAGTTCTGGAAAATACATTCTCCAAGATAGATTTCTTTGCGCATCCAATTTATCTAGATATTCTACGAGCATGGGCAGTTTATCAGACCAATCTTCCTCAAACATGTAATTAATTAACCCGAGCCACCTTTGTTTTCCGTAGGGGTGTGAGTGAAAATATTCACAATCAATTTCAGAAATTAGGGTTTTTATTTTTTCAGCCGCTTTATGTTTTTCTGACAGTGGCAAAACCCTTACATTTTGAAAACTAGGAAGATATACCAAATGTGTTCCTATAATAGGCGCTCCCTGGTTTTCCTTGTTTATTTCCATTTGATTCTTTAAAAAGAACCTAGCCATATCGGGTATATGCATTACATTGAGTGCTTGTACTGCACAGGCAACATTTACAAATACATTATCAGTAGATTCTGTTGTTATTTTGTATAACTTATGATAAACAGAATCCCAATCTGAAGGGTAACGTATATAATTATTCCTATCTCCGATAGCATCTAGACTGAAATTAAACTTTACTTTAGAAAAATGGCTCCATAATTCTAAAAATTCATCACTCACATACGTTCCGTTCGAATTATATCTCAAAATAATGTTTTTTGCTCGCCCCGATTCTACTAGATTTTTTAGAATCCTTTTATGCTCTGGTATCATTAAAGGTTCGCCGCCGGCGAAGTATAATTCTCTAATGTTTTCTAACTGGTCATCAACAGATCGAAGAAAGTTGTTTTTTTGATACCAATTGTAATCAAAGGACGAATCCCAACCTAGATCATTTTTTAGATTATCATTTTCTATTGTAGGAAGCATAAGTTTCCACTCTTTAATCCAAGACGAACTATCGTGAGGAGAACACATAGTGCATTTGAGATTACAAACGTTTCCTAATCTTAAATCAAAATAGGGAATTTTACAAGGCAGCGACCCGTCCTTTCCTGTCTGCGAATAAATTTCTTCTAGATTTAATCTTTCCTTCCAAACTTCTGTTTCCCATTGCCTTTTACTAACAACTCCATTTGATTCTTCAGTGAAACACTTGGTGCATGACGGAGGTACTTGTCCTTGCAGCATCTGCAGTCTAGTTTGTTTCATGAAAGACGAGTTCCAAATAGTTTCGATAGAACTTTCTCTTAGGTTCATAGGAACACCGTCTTCTTTAACTAATCCCAATATCTTATCATCTACCTTGCCGGCTCCGCTTGCGTTAGAAGTGCAGCAAAGCCGTACATCGCCATTAGGTCTAGTAGCAAGATGTATCCAAGGAAGCGGGCAAATGGTATTACTCATCAAAATTCCTTGTTTCGACAAACTGATCATTTGGCTTAGAGTATAGGTTTTTTACCTTGCCGCACATTCTAGCACAGGTTATGATACTTTTTTCTTTCCAATATTTTTCCCATAAATTCTGATATTCGACCGAATTAACAATATTTCTTAACGATTTCTTAGTAGCATTAAGATTTCTTCTACCCCCGAAATCATTTACTATTTTCCAATATTCTTGATTTATTTTATTTCTGATCTCAATAATAGAATCGTTTCTTTCTGGCGGATGATATGGAATCATTGCAATCCAGCAACAGGGGAAAACATGGCATTGTGCATCAACATAAACTTCTTTTGTGTGTTTAGCATGACAACTGATTTCTGTATTCTCAAGTATATTTTTGTAATTTTTTATTATAGATTCATCTATTATTTTGATATCAGATTCTGTGCTTGGTTCTAGATTATAAACAATTTCGCCAGACGAATCTAAGACAGGAAAAACTGCTTCTAGTACCCATCTAGAACTATCTTTGAGTGTAAATTCATAAAATCCTAATTCTTTAGCAATTCTTTGTGCTTCGTCAACTTGGTGTTCGTTGTGCTTAAATCTTATGAATGCCCAACTAGCATTACCTCCGGCATCGATAAAGGCTTTAGCATTATCAATAATTTTATTATAATCTGTTCCTATTCTATATAAAGAATGTGTGTCCTCTAATCCGTCAATGGCAAAAATTACAGAACTTTTCTTGTTTAATTTTTCACCTAAATCCTTCCACCATTCGGTGTTTCTTAAACTTCCGTTTGTATGAATTCTTATTTCTATATTAGGATTAACCGATAGAGTATATTCTATCATGTCAGGTAAATTTTTGTTTAAAAGCGGATCACCGTAATTACCACAAAACATAATTTTATTGATCTGATTACAAACTTCTTCGTTTAGTATCTTTTTATATTGTGATAGAGTCCAACCGTTTTTTTGTAGGTTAGGATTTTCTATGCCACCGTGGATATTGCGTGTACACATAGGACACGATGCTTGACAATTATTTGTAATTTCTAAATGAAGAGACTCTAATTCTGTAAAATCAAACATTCTTATACCCGATTACCATAAATCTATAATACTTTTCTGTAGAGAAAAAACTGCTGACCGTATTATTTAGATTTAATTTATTTTCTAGTTCTTCTAATGAATTTACGCAGTTAACATGTTCTTCTAATTCAAAAAAATTATTACTTTGAACTACAACAAGACTGTTATTTGGAATTTGTTCCTGCCATTTGGTAAGAGTAGAATTATCTACATGTTCAGCACTTGTGTTAATAACTATATTCGGTATTTCTGTGTATTCGAACTCTTGCATATCTGCTGTTATAGCAGCAAATTTACCTTCTATTTCGTATTGTTTGTTAACAGTTCTAGCAGTTTCTTCACAATTAGGGTCTATATCAAGTGAAGTTATATGTTCAATTGGAATATTTGAATTAAAAAGCAGAGACGCTAACACTCCATTCCATCCACCATGTATAACAACGCGATTAGGCTTATCTAGCGCATACTTTGATAGATTTTCGATTAACCATATCTTAGAACGAACTTGGCCTTTCCAAAAACTTTCTAGGGTTCTATATCTGTCGTTAGAGTTCCTGATAGCATCCATCCAGAATAAAACATCTTCTATGTCAACTTTCATATCGTACCTTGGGTATTTTGGAATCTGCTGAACTTACACAAGTTGGTGTTATACACTTTTTAGGTGATTGAAATAAATCAAAACCTTTATCGATAGTGCCAAGAGGTTCGTCATGGCAGGAATAAGAACGTTTAATCTCACCGCCTGGCTCACGGATAATACAACTCTGATAACCAGCATTACAGTTCCAGCCTTTGAACTTGTTAAATCCAAACGCATTTAGCCGTTCTGCTTGATCTAAGTCGTATTCTGTGCCAGCATCGTCCGTTAATCTCATCTGAGCAAGTTCTTCGCCATTAGCATGCTGCGGAAAGCCTGTCTGTAAACAGTCAACCTGTGCCTGAGTATACCCATGCACTACAAAACTTGCTGTAGGGTCGCTTTGAGGCTTTACAGTGACGTTTATGCCCCGGTCAGCAAAGCGCTGGCAGCGTTCCCAATATTCGTCAAACAATTCTGGCACCATAACCTGATTGATTGTGACAAATACTCCGGCGTCTATCAGTTGAAGACACTTGTCGCCGAACTGTTGTTCATCGGCAAACTCTGCGTGAAAACTTGCGGTGATAGATCTCCTGCTGAGATTTTCAGTAGCAGCAATCCAGCGGTTCCACCATTTCGCACCTGGTGACAGATTAGTAGTCATGTGTATGCTTTGATACTCTGGCAGGCTGTCGTCAGCATAGTGTTCAACCAATTTGAGAAAATGTTTATATGCAGTCGGTTCGCCG